ACTTTAATTTTCATTGTTTAACCTTTATTGGAACACCTTTATATGAATAATGATTGGTTCCATCGTTTTGTGCGGTTCTATCAAAATTGCTGTAATATGTATTAAGTTCGTTACTGTCTAATTCAAAATAATCAATAGGTTTTTTGCTATCACGGATAGCATCTGCCATTTGTTCTAAAAGTGTAGGTTCTCTATAATGTATTTTCATTTCCAAAATTCCTCCCAGGGGAAACAAATCCAGACATCTTCTTCAGCTTTATTTAGGCCGACAGCTGAATAACTAACATTTAATTCGCTAGCACTAGATTCGTTATCTACGAGTACAGCAACACGAACATTATTTCCCCATACATGATCCCACCGGCTGTCAACTGGCATACAACTACTCATCCAATCTTGTTTAATCCAGTTTAGTGTAGCACCTGAATCATTGATATCATCTACAATAAGGATCTTCTTACGACCATCGTTGGAACACATTGGATCAAAAACTTCGTAGCCGTATGCATCCTCGGCCATCCATAGGTTTGATTCAGGTTCACCACCGTCACGTAGACTTACTTTAAGTGTTTCCATTGGAACTTCTAAGTATTGACTAATAAGGTTAGCTGGAACCAATCCGCCGCGGGTAAGTCCAACAACATAATCGGGCATCCATGCATCACGTTGTAGTTGACGTAGGATTTCTTGGGTCTGACGCTCAACATCTTGCCAGGTATAATATACTTTTTTCATATTATTATTATACACTTACTATGATAGCATGTCAAGGATAATGAGAGATATCCAGGGTTTTTGTTGCTCTAGGATTTACCGGAATAGCAGGAATACCCAATTGGTCGTTAATTGATTGCATAAGATTTAGTTTAGCATCAGCATTACGACTACCGTGCCAGTGAACAATATTAGCATCTTCTAAACGGCAACCATTCCAGTTGTCAGTAAATTGTTTGGTACGTTCGTCTCCGGGTAACCAGGGACCTTGGTAAGCCATTGTTGGATCGATTACCTGATCCAGAGTAAGTCCTTGCGACCAAACCATGCGATTGTATAGCTTTTGATCATTGTTCCATTCTGTAGCTTCTGCAACATCTGTTAGTGCTTGCTCAAACATTGCACGATCCATTTCGGCAGGATAGTAACGTATGTCAGCATTTAGGAAATGCGAGTACTCATCAAGATTCTTTGGATCTGTGTAGTTAAACAGTAAGAAATGTTTATACCGACCAAATACTTCCACTGGTTTAATAACTTGTACATCGCTACCGCAATAATAAATGTTGCAAGGCTCGCTTGACCAAATATCCCAAATAGCACGGAATTGCTGACGGAACACATGGTTAACATCTGTAGCCGTTGATTCTAGTTTGATATATTCCCAGTCGCCTAGTAAGTTTTGAAAGAAGCTGGCTTCACTTAACTTGGCCATCTTTTCATAATAGTAGTATAAGTCGCCTTCGTCGGCACGGTCGCGTCCAGGCCACCACTGTGTACTATCGATACGATGTAGACCTTTAACTAGATAATTCTTCACAGAACTTCTACTTCCGGAAAGTATTTTACAAAATGATCATTAGGATTAGATCTAACTGATTGAATCTTTGACTTGATTTCTTTAAAGAAATTCCATGCCAGAGGAACAAATAATAACCGAGCATCTTCGCCTTGCTTCTGAAGATAATCAATACTAACAATAGGCACACTAGTTCCAGGTGTAAATTTTCCTTGTTTAAGTGGATTGTCATCTACAATAACATCCAATTGGATGTCGGCAAAATTTAGTAATGTATTACCTTTGGCAGCCGCACCATATCCGACTAACGTGAATCCTTGTCGGCGATGCTGATTGATTGTGGAAATTAATTGATTTACATTTTTGTAAACAGTCTCGGACCAACGATCATATGTGTTGATGTTTAGTAATCCGTTGGCTTCTTCAAGGTCTAAGATATTTTGAACACGATGCTGATTGGCTGATCGCTTGCTTAACACAAATATGTAACTATTGCCATGTATGGGAGTTTTAATAACATCGACTAGATTAAGCCCAACACGCCGTGCCAGTTCATTCATGCTGTTGGCATTAAAGAAGTTTACATGCTCGTGATAGATAGTGTCAAACTCGTTGTGTAAAACCATGTCAGCTTGGCTAGTTTGTATAAACAACACAGTATCGTCAGACATTAGTTCACTACAAGTTTTAACAAATCCGTATGGATCCGGATTATGAGCGCATACATTTTGTGCCACAATAATATCGTAGTCAACTTTGTTTAACTCGTTTACCGCCGCAGGCCCAAAGAAATCGCAAACTACATTATGATTTTTATTGCTTCGGGAGTGTAAATTTTCTGCAGGATCAATGCCATACGTATCAACCCCCAAAGCCTTAAAATAATCAAGTTGTGTACCATCATTACAGCCGATGTCTAATACAGTTTTGGCTGTTGTGCAAGATTCTAAACAAAAATCTGCAAACCACTTAGAATAGTCTTTGATAGTTCGATTTGTTCCTGTGGCATACAAATAATTTTTATAGATAATTTCAGGATCTACTGTATGACTTAACTGCAAATGAAAACAATTATGACAGAGACGTACACCCAACGGATAACGAGATTCGTGTTCGTCTATAGACTCCTTATAACTATTAGCCAACGGCTGTGTGCCTAGGTCTAATGCAGTGTGAATATCATCTGATCCACAGGCTAAACACTTATTATTTTCTTTTACATAACTCATATCTTTAACCAGCGATCGTTCTTTAAGGTCCAAGTAACCATTTGTTCAATTCTAGTATCAAAACTATACTTGGGTTCCCAGCCTAGCTTTTTCATGTACTCGCCGCTGAGAGCATAACGGAAATCGTGTCCTGGGCGTTGTGTATCGTAGCCAACCATGGTGTACTTGAGTTCTTGTCCTAATACATCGGCAATCTTTTGTGCTACGTCAAAGTTTGAAACTTCTTGCTGTCCTACAATGTTAAACTTAGGACATGTGGCACCACCAAAGTCACTAGCGAGAGGAAAGCCTTTGTGTGGTAACGCCATGATAAACATAGTAGCATCTGCAACATCTGCGGCATGCACCCAATGACGAAGGCCACTTTGTGTACCTGTTTCTTCATCGCAGTGGATGGTAACTTCCTCTCCAGCCAAGATCTTACGCATAGCAATACCAATAAACTTCTCCGGTAGTTGGCGCTCACCAAACACATTCATGGTGTGTGTACAGTAGACGGGCATGCCAAACGTATTTTCGTAAGCCACGCATAGTTCCTCTGCGCCGGCTTTGGTGGCCGAGTACGGACTACGACTATTGTAACGATCGTATTCTTTATATTCTACACCTTCTGGCGCAGAACCAAAGACTTCGTCTGTGCCAAAGTTAATAAACTTTGCTAGGTCGGGCAAATATCTACGAGCATAGTCTAACAAATTACAAGTACCGACCACGTTGTCTTGTACAAACAACATAGGATTTTCGATACTACGAGTTACATGGCTGCCTGCAGCCATGTGAATAATATAGTCGACATGACCGATTTGTTTTGCCAACTGTGGATTAATTTCTGCACGTAGGTCATGAAAAATCACACGTAATCGACTCATTGCGTCAGATCCAAACTCCTGGCTTAACTCGGACAATCGATTTAAATTGCCAGAGAAATCCAGCCGATCCATCGAGATAATACTGTATTCTTCATGCTTGAGTAGTCGACGAATCATGTGATGACCAATGAACCCAGCACCCCCAGTTACTAGTACAGTTTTTTTCATGGTGTACTCGCTGGAACGGCCACTTGAAACTGTCGCATCTGCCCATTTATATCATTGTTGCGTAGATTTTCCCACGGGTCTTGTTTGTTATCTTTAGCCCGACACCAAAAACTATTATCCACACCTATACTACCTAAGTACTCATTGAGTTTATCGCATTCCGCCATACGCAGGTATATCATATCTGGATGATGAAAGTCTCTAGGATTACTTGGATTTCCCTCTAGTAACTCTCGTTGCTGGTAGGTGGCGTCTCGATTATTACCAGTAAGGTCTGCACGATCATGCAATACATTAACCTCAATCCGTTCCCAAATACCAACGCAATAGGCATTTTGACTAAGCCAAGCATCGTTCATGCTGTGCAAACTTAGATGACCAATTACATCTAACCATGCTCGCGGAACAATAGGGAATATACTGTAAGGATGGTCATTGTGTGTATGAACAGCCAGGAGTTTAAACTCACCGGTATATTTTTCTATTTCGGTGTCCCAACCTTGTGTTTCCATTACAGCATCGTCATTCCAGAAGAACATCCAATCTGCTGAACTATTTTTAGCCAGGGTGTTTACATAGTCATGTAATTGACTATATCCCATTGGTTCAAAAGACATGGCTGTATAATGAACACCCATATCATCTAATTTAGGTTGTATTTCATCTTGGAAATGAGTAATGCCCACAGCATCATCGGTATCGAGTCCTAATAAGACCTGTATACTGTCCAGGTCATTGGCTTTTTCTAATAGGCCTATTAGACTGCGGGTTAGTGTTGTTGTGCGGCCACGAGTAGGCAACAATATGGCTATTTTATATTCGTTTGTCATTGTGGAAATATTTATATGCGTATATTACTATGCAAATAAGTCTTCGTCCCAACATCTATGCCCCTCTCTAAAAGCCATATTTGATTGTGTTTCGCGAACTTCAACTCTGTAGCACCATAGACGCTGTTCTAACCTTGTTTTCATTCTTCAACTCCGAAATGTTCTCGAATCTCCACCATACATTGTGTGCCACCATTCAACCAAGTGTCTACACTTTCTGGAACAGGATCACTGATAACTTGTTCACAACATCCTAAACATTCTCTCACAAGCAACTCGGCGAACTTTTCTTTACTGAAGATTAGTTCACCATCCGATTCCACAAGACTCTGTGCGGCAAACTTTTCTAACATAGGTATTTTTTTCATATATTTCCTAATCCTATTCTTGAATAACCTAACCGGCTCTTGATATCTTTACGGTCTTTGTTCTTCTCTGGTTTCCACGCTCTTGGATCAACTGTAGCACCTGTAAGTTCATATCTGAAGTCTGGGTCATAAACCATATAGCCCAACTTGTTCCATTTGATTGCTCCATCGTCAAAGAGAAAGATACAACCACGACACATACAGAAACTAGCACCATTATCGCTCATCACATTGCCATTTACTGTGCCCACATACTTGACCACATTGCCTTTGTGCATTTCTTTCAATGCTTCGTAATAATCAATCATAGGTAATAATATTCCTTGTTATTTGGATCTTTCAATCTACTATGTAGTTTGTATTCAGATATATTCAATTGTAGCATAGCATCTTTCAATGTGTCAAATGTTCTGGACTCGGCAACAATCTTTCTTGCCCTTCCGTTCTCACTACCAGCACATTTACCTTTTCTACCTTTACTGCTATTCTCAAATACTTCTTTACGCTTTTCTTCTGACCAGTTTGCTCTTGTTTCTTTGGCCTGTTGTCTTGCTAATGCTTCAGTTTTGGGATTACGATTCTCTACACCCTTGCGGGCGACCTCTTTTCTGCGTTCAGCACCCATACGCTCTTTACCTAAACGGGCACTACGCTTTCTATCTTCCAGGTCACGTGCTTTAACACCTGCAATCATGTTAGGTATATTACCACGCAACTTTTCCTTAAACTGCTCACCTTCTTCGGACTGAAACCATTCTTTAGTTTTTGTGTGGGTTCTGCTCAAAATCTCTTGCTTTTCTTCTTCTGTTCTATTTGCCCAGATTTGTTTGATTTGATTACTAAACTCTTGCCTGCGTTCGTCAGTCCACCCTGCCTTAGTATCACCGCCGATAACATCTTTGGCTACATTGTAATAGTCGGCAGAGTAGTAAGCATTGACTTCGTCCAGATGAAACTTTTCACGCTGTAAAAGATATTGTCTATCTTCTACTTCAACATACTCAATAATGGCTCTTGTAAAGTTCTCAATACCGTGCTTTTTGATAGCCCGTTGAAAAACTTTACCTGAACCGATATAACCATCATCTATTGTGCCTGCGTGAGAACCAATATACTTTTTACCATTAAGCATATTGGTCCATTCGTAAATAAATCCATAATACATAGTTCGTCCTTTGCTACTAACTATGTTTATTTATACGAAATCACTCAAAACCAACAAATAAATCTTCGTTCCATTCTCTATGGCCTTCACGAAATGCCATATTAGATTGGGTCTCTCGGACTTCAACTCTATAGCACCAAAGTCTTTTTGCTTCGGCTTCTCCCCACATATCTGGGATATAAACGCCATTGACATACTTGTAAAGATAGTCAGCGAGGGACTCGCATCCTAACTTTGGTAGTATAGTCAATTTCATCAGGCCGCGCCTCTCGGCTTCTTTGTACCAATCAAGTTCCGGGTCATCGGAACTACAAAGTGTGGTGTGGTCAAATTGGTCCTCAAGAACCTGCTTGAGTTCTTTTAGTCCGCCATAATCGCACGCCCAGTTACGAACGTCCAGGTCGTTAGTACCAAAGTAAAACTTCATACTAAACGCATAGCCATGGATTAGGTTACAATGGCTATCGGCCTTCCACTGGCGATAGGCCACAGGGAAAGCATCTACATACTCTTTGGTACTAGTGAATTTATATGTTACTGGTTGGATTGCCATTTATTTCTCCTATGTTAGATTGTAGCATATTATCTAAAAAAACACAAATAATATGGCTAAATAATAGTGTAGTTCGCGGGACGGGAATCCCCAACTACTCTAATGTTCAAGAAAGGAACAATCAGCATGTGTACTTATTGCGGCACAAACAAATATCGAAAAATCTACGAAAATCATGTTGGGCCTATTCTAAAAGATGTAACCGGTCGGCGATACCATATACATCATAAAGACGGAAATAGAGAAAATAATTCAATAGATAACCTAGTAGCATTATCAATACAAGATCATTACGATATTCATTATCAACAAGGTGACTATAGTGCCTGTTGGTTACTAGGAAAACGAATGAATAATTCTCTCTATGAACAATCTGAGTTGATGAAAAAATCTGCTCTATTGCGAGTTAAAACAAATACACACCCATTTCAAAAAAGAGAAGATGGGTCGTCGCTAGCAAGCGATATGGTAAAAGCAGGAACACATCCCTTACAGCGCAGGAAAGATGGTAGTTCGTCATCGATGGACCGAGTAAAGAATGGAACAAATCCGTTCTGCCGTAGAGCAGATGGATCTACTATTGCCAGTGATATGGTAAAAGCAGGAACACATCCTTTTCTAAATAAACATTTCACCGGAGAAACGCATTCTCATTATGATCCTACTCTCTACACGTTTGTAAATAATGATGGAAGGGTTGAAAAAAATATCACTAGGCACGATATGCGTAAAAAATACAACCTAAATATAGGAAACTTTTCGTCGATGATGACCGGCAGGTATAAATCTATTAAGGGTTGGAACCTGACCACAGTGGGTTGACACCTAAAGGCCGGTATAATACTATTTATAATTGCCCTTGCCTGGGATTGTGTTACGCACACCGCCAACGGGATCGTCAACATCGCCTGCCCTGCGTGGTATAAGATGAACGTGTGGATACATAACAGTCTGCCCGGCAACCTGGCCCCAGTTCATGCCAATATTAAATCCTTCGCATTCTCCCGCAGTAATCATATCCTGACCAGCTTTAAATGCATCAGTTAAGCATTGGTTAATCAACGGTTCAGAATCATACCTAGGAACGAATAACAAATGCCCTGGGGTGCAGGGATATTTGTCGGCATATACCACGATGTGAAAATCCTCACGGACAATATTGTCCCAAGGTGCTATACCATATTTTTGTGCATCTTCTAAGTCCATTATCTTACTTGCCGTTCCTTGATTGTAAAGCAATATTATCAAAAAACTCTTTCTTAGTACCAGGATCCTTAAGGAACGCACCTCGTAATACAGTAGTCTGAGTTAAACTTGAGTGTGCCATTATGCCCCTATTGGTACAGCAACCATGTTCACATTCTATATAGACTCCGATGTGCTCCGACTCAGTGGCCTTCATTATCTCTCTTGCGATATCGTTACAGAGTTCTTCCTGCAAGGTGCCACGGCGAGCACACCACTGTGCGATCCTTGTATACTTTGACAATCCAATGAGCTTGTTAGCGGCAATAATACCGATATAAGCAACACCAGACACAGGCTGATGATGATGACTACACATACTACGGAGCTCACTACGCACAACCAACATACCTTCATATCGATCCTCACTATCATTTGGAAAAGCTGTTGCATCTGGTGCTGGAGCATATCTGCCCTCCATAATTTCCTTGTAGTACATCTTAGCAAGCCTGTGAGCTGTGCCCTTTGAGTTAGGATCGTTTTCGCGGTCGATAAGTAAGGCATCTAAAACACCTTCAAATGCCACAGTTGCATTTGCAATTAGTTCATCTCTGTGACCAACTACATATTCACTAATGTTGTCGCCTGCCCAAAAGCGTTTCTTATCACGCTTCATGTTAAAGCGAATAGCATCTGCTAGATTGGCTTCTTTATAATCTTTGTCGTTGTCTTGTTGTTCTGCGCCTGCAAGGATATTACCCATAGCGGCATCTTCATAGCCTGGATGAAACGGTGCTTCGTCTACTAATTTTTTAGCGTTTTCTCTATCTTCTGATGTAAATGATGTCAATTCTATTCTCCGAGTTTGTGCCGTGGATGGCTTTTATACTACTATTATAAAGGTTATTTAGGTTTATGTCTACGGCTTAATCAATTATTTTAATCTTTCGGCAATCCGGGTATTCTACATATTTAGGTTGTTCGTTGACCAAGGGCAATAATCGACTGCCTAATTCTGCTTCTTCTGTGGTAGGCTTATAGTGATACCCCACATGGAATACGTCTTGTGCTTGCCAAGGAATGATAGATAGATCTCTACCATCGTATCTTTGTAGCAACATAATTCGATATGCTTCTGCGTCATCTAGTAGTATAGCACCGCCACGGCCAATCTCCAATGGTTTAGTACGACCAAAACTTACACAGGTTAGTGTACCAGGGCGGTACATACCACGTTCTAATCTACGGGCACTATCCCAAATCCTAGTAGCTTCAAACTTGTATTCTCCGACCCACTGTTGTCTGTGTAGCTGTGTGTGATAGCTATACTTAATACCTAATTTGTGCATGGTCATCGGCACTGACAAATATGTATATGGAGTAAAACATGTTTCTTTTACTTGATCATATCGCAAGCATAACTCAATGGCATGAGTACAGCAGTCAGTCATAATAGCATATGGAGCGCCAGTGTACTCGGCTAACTCTTGTTCAAATTTTAGTATGCTGTCAAAGCTCATCTGGTATACCATGCCCAAGCGTGAGTAATTATGTCTTGTAAATTAAATTTGGGTCGCCAAGCACTTACACTCATAAACTTACCGGCATCGGCTGTAAGTATAGCAGGATCGCCTTCACGCTTTGGCCCATTCTTATGAGTAACAGCAATGTTGGTTATGACTGCGGCTAGTTGAATAATTTCAAGATTACTATGACCTGTGTTGGTACCAAGATTATAAATGCCACTAGGAATAGTTCGATCTGTGGCTAATATATGTGCTTCGGCCAAATCTTCCACGTGAATATAATCTCTAATACAGGTGCCGTCGTTGGTTGGATAGTCAGTTCCGTATAGTGTAAAATTTGTTCCGGCTTTAACACTTTCTAGCACACGAGCAATGATATGTGTTGCACCATCGAGCTGTCCATGTCGAGCTCGACTATCTGCCCCACAGGCATTAAAGTAACGAAAACTCACGTAGTCTAAACCATATGCACGTTGATAACTTTTCAACATCCAATCAACCATTAATTTGCTTTCGCCGTATGGACTGATAGGTTCTGTAGGATCAACTTCTTGTACAGGTGTTATAACAGGATTGCCATATGTTGCGGCACTACTACTAAAGATAATTCTAATGTCGGTTAACTTGTTTTTGACAATGTAATCTAACATTGCCTTGGTCTTGGCAAAGTTATTATTGTAATACTCTTCTGGATCGAGCATACTAGGGCCAACCAGACTAGTGCCAGCACAATGAATAATAGCATCTGGCTCAAAACCGCGAATACAGTCAAGCCCAACTTCGCTGGCAAAATCACCAGTGTGCCACGTAGCCCCTGAGTTAATTAAATATGGCGATGGCATATCACGGTCAATGCCTAATACATTGTGTCCAGCATCAAGTAGCTTAAGAACAGTTTCGCCGCCAATAAATCCTGCACCACCGGTAACTATTACTCTCATCCTTCAATCTTTCTTACATGATACTTGGCTTGACTAACATGGTCACGATAACGATTACCAGCACGATTCCACTGTTCACCTTTGCCCGTCATGATGTCTACAACACGATCAACAGTACCATCAGTCCAGTCACTAATCAAGCCCATGTTGTGATGTGGCGCTTGTAGCAAGTTTTCTAACTTATGATATGCGTCGTCGATTGACCAAGGAACATAAAGGCGATTAGGGTCATCAGCAAAAGTCTCGGGAAAACTTCTATAAGCAGGATAAAGAACATTACAGCCCAGAGTATCTGCTTCTGACACAGTGTTAGAGACCCAGTCTTGTAAAGCACAATTAAATAGCACACGAGTATCGTTGAGCAGAGTATAATAATCATTTTTCTTCAAGTTTTCGTATATTGTAAGTTTGCCTTCACTCTCTAGCTGACGAGCACGATCAATATACTTAGCGTTATTACTACGCAATGGACCACCTTGGAAGATAGCAAATTCGATATCTTTGTGGCGACCTTGATCATGATACATTTCAATCAAGTCCATGTAGAAGTCTGGTTGCTTCTCTTGGTCAAACCTAGCGGCAAAGCCTACACGCATTCTACGTTGATCAAACGGTTTAATATTTTGCGAGCCACCTATACGCTCTAGAACTTCCTCTTTGCCAAATGCTAGACCACTAATATTGTAGATTGGCGCAGACCAACCTGCAATACGCATATGAGCCACCATCTCTTCGTTAGTGGCTAATACACCTGTTACAAACTCATTGACCATCTTTTCATATAGATCCATCCACTTGGCCATGCCCCAGACATGAACAAAGTCATCTGGATCTACCGACTGGGCCAAGCATCTAACAAAAATCTTTGGTCTGTACTTCGGGTCCACTTGATCAAGAATATATGGCAAAGTTTCAATACCTGGAGCAAACATATCTTCAAAATAGATAACATCGTCACTTGTAACTTCACCAGCCTTCATCATCTTGACAACATTCATCATTTGACTCATGCTAAAGTAACTACGACCATGAGCATCTAACACCTGCCCAACAGAAATAGCACCTGTATTATCTAATGTTTCACCTGGTACATATACCACATCTAATCCGCGGCGTTCGAATACTCGACGATTCCACTCAGTTAATTGTAAAGTGTATCTTTCTTGATACGACTCGAGACCGATGTATATTAGCTTTCGCATAACATTCCTTCTATTAAATTGTAATCTTCATATAGTTGCTCTAAAGTTTTATCGCAACGACTATTTTTTATTAAATTGTCTAACCCGTTAGTCATTCGTAAATTAGTCCAATGCCCTATTACTTCTGGAGGTACATTATTGTGAAACCCATATACTATCGAATAGATATGATCTAAATGATTAGCATTTTGGTGTGCCCGTTTTAAGTTAAGAGGATTGATTTTTTCTTTGTGCTGTTTATAACTACGATTAGTAAGGCGTCTTACTTGTTGATAATACACTTCATACGCAGATTTGTCAAGCACATCGGGCGGAATCAATCCTGCTTCAATCTTAGTAATAGTTCGCTGTACAATGCCACATTCTCGACACCCAAATGAGTGTAAATGTTCAAACGGTGTTTGGGTATATTCGCCGTGAGTTAAACATTTAACAAATATTGGAGTTTCTTGATTTACATAAACCGTTTTGTCATAATCATATCTATGTTTGTGTAACGCATTGGCTTGTTCTATAAACTCGTTTGTTGTCTTTTTACGAGTACCGCCGCATTCAATACATCCATATTTCATACAGGAATGCCCTGCTGGCGAAATTGAGAATTTACCGTGTGTAGGACAGATTATAGTTACTTTGGTTCTATTGTTTACATAATCAACCAAAGAGTAATCATACTTAGTACCGTGTACCGCTATGGCTTCTTGTATAAATTCTTCTTTGGTTTTTCTGCGAGGCATTTTATTACTTATTACGCACGACGATATCCAGAGAATCTACGTGTATCTTCATCCCACATGTTCTTGGCGTTTTTGCCTTGTGTAAACTTGTTGTACTGTTGCCAAGCATAACTCTTGAAGTTATACAAGTCGGCTTCGTTATAGCGATAACCGTAGTCGACACAGAATTCTAAGTAAATTGATAAATCTTCAAATGCTTGAAGGGCTCTTGGGTTTACACGATGTTGGGGCTTGCCCATAATGTTTCCTTTAAATTACAATTGAGTGTGTTGGACGAGTAAGGTTATAACTAATGGAGCATCCGTTCTCGCCGTCTTCGGATACTTCAATTACTACTGCACGACCTGGATAACGATCTGCAATTTGTAAATATAAATCATCTGCGATCATCTCTACACTTTTGAAATCAAGTTGTAAAATATCTTTATTATACAGACCTTCGAGCCAACGCTTTACCTGTATAAATTCCAAATCACGATCATTATGAAATACATCTATCCAAACTTTAAACCAGAAAATGTGACGATGAGGATTAGCCAAAAACGATACATCATATTCTCCTGCTGTACATAACATTGGATCGGTTGCCGCAGCTGGATACCGATGAATTCCTTCTTTCCTGAAAGTCGTCCAGATCTGACGTTGTGCGCCCTGCATGACTCGTTCAATAGTTTCACGTTGTTCTGGTATCATTTCTGTAATAACTCCATAGTTACAATTTTACCAATAGATTCTGATAAGTTTTCATCCTGGGTAATAATGTGTAGTTTAATGCGTTGCTCGTCTTTTTTGTGATCATACCACTTGGACTCGACTACTGTTCCACCCGACACTGCTTGCACCTTAAACACAATAGGATCTGGAAGATCGATGCCTTCCGGGCTGTTGTCAAATCCGTCATCCAAGCAAACACTAATACTACCTCGAGTTGTACGATTCATTGTGGCAGGTCGTTGCCGGGGGGCATTCTTCTCTGGCTCTGTGCCATCGTCTATTAATATGTTAATTAATTTTTGTCTTAACCAGTTTCTCATTTTATTACTTCATCCTTTGTGTATTTAGACCAGTTAGTAAACACCTCACGCTTTTGTAAGTCGTGTAGCGAGTGGCACCAGACGCCTGGGTTTGTTGCTGCAAAGTCTTTGTCATCAATTTTAAGAGTGGCATTGTATCCAAATTGTTTAATATAAGGGAGTTTAACAGAAATCATTGGTATAAAATTGTGATGCTCTACAAGGCCGGATTCTAACAGGCCTTCGGCTTGTGCGTGATCTAAATCAAGAGTGCATAACCATCCAGCGTCAAGGCATAACTGTATCATGCTTTCCCATTCGTGCCAAGCATCGAAATCGTTCTTATCCAGGCTTGGGAAACTTTGATTAGCACCAAAGTATACGTGGGTAATAGGATATCCACCCAATGCATAGTGTGTATTGATTGCCTGCGTAATAGCATCTTGAGAATGAACCCCAACTACAAATAGAGTTAGCATACCAAACGCTGGTGTATGTTCTACTTCGGTTCCAATAAAGAAACTTACTTCTTCGTGCCCATCTCTAATCATTTTCAGCTTCGCCAAGTTCGTATGCAAGTTTAAGTTTAAGTTTAACAAGTTCGTCCTTCAAATGCAACCGTTGCTTCTTCAAAACCTCTAAAGTAGCATCTTCAAACACGCCGGTACTTTCCAAACCATCAATTCGTTTGTTAATTTGGGCATGATCTTCTTCTAAGCGTTTCAATCTATGTTCTAAATGGTCAATCATTATGCCTCCAAAGCGTCTAATTTATTTTGATCTAATTCAATTTCATCACCGTCTAGGCCATCATCGGGTTCTTCAACATCAAACAAAATGTTAAACTGTGCCCTGGCATTTTTGGTTTTCTTGCCTTTAAATCCACGGGTGCCTACAATGTCCATCCAATAGCGATCATAGTGTTCGATAATTGCTTCGGCTTCGTCTCGACTACTTGTGGCAAAAATCGCATCTACAATATCTTTAAATCGAGCATGATCACCATTTTGGTTCCACATCATAGCAGGCCACGACCCATTGTCATATTCACGGTTTGCTCGCTGTACTGCTTCTAAGTGCATCCATACATTGTGACCCATTAGCAATGCATAGCTAAAACTATCCCATGATGTTTTGCCTTCTTTACCAATCTTATTTAGATCACCTGGCTTATAGATACAAATATCTTTCATTTGTAACTGTTGGCTAATTGGACTTTCGTCAAAGTGTTTAACAAATCCTTCAGCAACCACAGTTGGACCATATGGTCGTGTGTCGGCTGAGTACTTTTTGTCATCCACAATGGGACTCATACGATAGCACCATTTTTCATTGTGCGGTAAATCGATATGATGGTACACTTGTCCATTGGCTGTGGCTAAGAATGGACTAGCACAATCAAACGAGATTGTAAATGCAGGATTAACATACTTACGAACAGCACGTTGAATGTCTGTTAATAATACCGCCCACTCTAGTTTACTTGTGCCCAGGAAGTGCATCCAATCATGAACGCCTTCTTGTAACAAGTTATCGTGCCGCAATGCCACTAATCGTTTGAGCACCAAGTGAATGTCACACATATTCTGACCACCCATACTCCACCCATTAAAGTGTGTGTCTGGATATTTTGCAGGGTCACAATAGTCTTTCATTAGATCGTACCACTTGTCTGCTTCTGCGTGGTTTGACCCTTGCAATACATTTAAGAACTTGGCACCGCCATTGGCTACACCTTTACGATGTTGCATGAAGTAATCGTTATTAAACTTAGTGGCCGCAACTGCTTCTTCATAGGTGGTAATACCACAGGCCTTGCTGGCTTTCTTATCGTGAATAACCCAAGTTGGAATATCTAAGATCATGCCATAGTCTGCTATACCATCCATCCATTTAAGAACAGCATCGCGCTTCTTTTGCGCCGCATCTAATAGATTTTGATATTGTTTAACATGATCAATTTTGATATATTTGGTATTGCCGTTCTTATCATGCTTAGGAGTTCCATCGGGTTTTAGATCTGGTACATGTTCGATGCCCTTGGCAACTGCCTCGGCCATCTTAGCCAATACTGCCGGACTAGTCGGGTCTCGCCATTCGCCTTCCCATAATCCTTTGGCAATCTGGAACCCACCCGAGTCACCCAACATAAACGATCCAGGATCACGATTGCGAACCATGTCCTCCGACCAGTCTTGCTTATTGAGATCTAAGTTAGCATGTCCGCCGGAGCATAATGACCACTTGTAAGGAAACAATCCTTTCTGTGGGTTTAGCCAATTCATCATCTCCATATCTTTAAGACCTGCGGGCATACGAGCAGGATCTACATAAGGTCCGTTTACTGGATCACGTTGCTTGCCAATAAACGTAGAATAGAAGCCACTGATAGCCGGAAGAAAAACAGCAAAATCGTTTTGCTTGGCTGTTAAGTTATCTTGAGTCATCTATTATTTAGATTGTGCTGGGAGAATATAGTTATAAACAGCAAGCCCGGAATCAACAGTAATCATTGCGGCTCCGTCATCTGAGATCTTAAATGTCTTATCACCAGTTAGGTCAAGAATACTAATTACAGTCTTGATAGGCCAAGCCCATGCACGTTTGAGTGTACCAGTAACGCCTGGTTGAAACACAAAGTTGCCAGCGTGTGTAGAGTGATCACCAAAGAAAAACTTCAAGTCACCGTTTTCTGTTTTTGCTTGGAAGTTAACTTCTTCGGCATTGGCTTGTGCTTGCATCTTAAGTCGCTGAATACTAGCCACTGTTGGTTCAAACTCAATATTCCAATTTACACCCTTAAACTTAACTGTTTTAAGTTTTTCATTAACAATTTCGGCGGCCATAAAACGATAATTATTTTTAAAATCGCCTGTGGCATTTTTAAAGTTAATGCCATCTGGTGCGCCTGTGTCTCTCTTAGTAAGACTTAATTCGGCATTTTCTTTATATTCTTGCAAGTTCAACAAGATTTTTAACTTGCTTAAATTTGGCATACCGAATGTGCCGATAAAGTCTGCATGTGGTGAGGCAAATGTGCCGTCTACTACTACACTACGGTCTTCGGCTACACCTGAAATAACAGTGGTTTTGTCATCGCCGGTAAGTTTAACCAGATCGATACAGCCTAAATCGTGTGTGTGCTCTACTAAGTCTAATAAGTGATCCTTCATTGATAATTCTCCTTGTGTTTGATTATACTTGATTTATTTAGATTTTGCAACTACTTTGGTAATATTTTTGCCAGGGCTTGACCGCCTTTGAGCGAGGACAATACTCCTGGTTTCTTTAATTCGATCCAGGTTGATGGGCCTGGGTCACTTAACGAGTACACAATTTCATAGCCCATGGTTATGGCCAATTCTCGAACAAGATATCCCGGAGTATAACAGCAATAATATTGCTCTACTAATATAACTGCACTTGCTCGGTCACAGTCGTTAAAGGTAAATGCAAAAATGCCGCCTGGTTTAAGTTTTTGATAGATCTCGGCTAGGTATTGTCTAATTATTTCAAAGGGTCTAAAATTAAAATAGTTATAGGCAAGGCACATGCCAAATTGATTGTTGGGTAATTTACCCAAAATTTCATCATCGGCACTTTCCTTGACCACATATGGTCTAAGACGATTTTGATATTGCTGATTAAATTTTTGCATTGCAGGTGCGAGATATTCATGCGAGAGGTCTACAAGATAAAGAGGATCATATGCTACCATATCTTCAACGAATGTTTCAAGACCTGGGCGAATAACCATTGCTGAGTGTTTCCAATTAGCATATTGATTTAGTCTTATACGAAATGGAGTAGATTCTACAGAATTATCTTGACGCAACTTAAGAATAGAATCTGCTGATTGATATAACTCTCCTTGGTCATATAATACATAACTCTCTTGAAACCAGGGCCTCTCGGCTTCTTCAATTTTTAATTTTAGTTGGGCTTTTAAATTATTAAGATCAGTTTCAAAATTTTCAAATGCCTGTTGTATAGTAGCATACTGGGCATCAAGATTGTGAGTCATTGAGTTTATTAACTCTGGCTGAGTGTTAACTAAATGTAAAACTTTATCAAGTTCACCTGTAGCTGTGGTTAACGCTGGTAATGCAGACAAGGCATTTAGCTGATTACGATAATTAACAAGTTCGCTGAGTTTCATATTACCACTCAAATAATGTTTGAAAGGTATTTTCTGTGTTAGTGGCCGAGGCCAAGTCCCAGTCTAATACGCTTAATAAATTATCCAACTTTTGGTCAACCACTGTGGCTTCCATAGTAGTATCATCAAATGGCAAATCTTTGAACCACTGTGGTAAATGTGTTTCATCTGTAGGATACCCGATGCTTGTCCACCCAAGTGGATTAGCTTTTAGTTTGCATACAATGGTTTTCATACCATCTACAATTTGTAAACTGTATTTGTCGCCATTCATTCTGCGTAGATTATTCCAGTTCATAGCGGCTCTAACGTGTCCTGGCATGTTTGCCTTGCCCAGCCGTTCTTCTTCCTTGCCATACTTGGTTAGGTTGTTTACACGCTTAGGCGATCCTTTTTCCCAACCTGGGCGCTCTTTAAAGATATATTTAAATTCGCGAATCTTTTCAATAATTTCATCTCGGGTAGCACCTGTTAATACATCATCAAGGATGGTACTTAGGAACTCCTGAATAACCTTGGGAGTATCACTACGCTTTAGATCTAGTCCCATGGCTTTTACTTTGCCAGGACTGCCGTGAGTATCCACCCGCTTGTTTTCTTTATCATAGTACAATACAGCGTAGCGTTTCTTGGTAATAAACAACCCCTTGCTGGCTACAATCTCGCGGCCACCTTTGATTACTTCACCCATCTCTCTAGGTACATGGAATGCAGTTTCCATAAACCCTGGAAAACTAATATTGACTTGATCAGCAATGTTGTTGTAGAGTTGTACTGCAATTTCTCGATTCCATGTCATCTTGCCGGCATCAATTTCATCTTTAAGCACAGGGTATGCCGTAAAATAACACGAGTCAGTATCGCCATAAATGATTGATTCGCCCACATGGTCGTACTTGCCAGTGATACATTCATTTACATACGCATCCATGTGTTTGGCAATGGCACGACCGGTAAGTGTAGTTGATTGACCGATACGCTTATCAAAGAACCTGCAACCTGGATTTAAGATTGCACCATACAAACTATTAAGATTAATCTTTTTAACTAACTGACGTTTATCCCAATATTCTTCTTCGTGCTTGGTAGTACAGGCTTTTAGTTTTTCCTGCATATCTTGGCGCTCGCTGTACCAACGCTTGAGTAATCCAGGAATAATTGCTTCTTTTTCATATGTAAAGACTGTACCGTTGGCAGTAAGCATCCACGGTTGATTGCTATCAAAAATCATATGCCACACATCAGCGGCACTGTGTACTGATTCCTCACCGTCTTGCCAGTCAATGGTAATCTCTGTGCCTTTTTCCATGGCCATTACAGCTTCGTATTCCAAACTACCAAATAAGCCTTCCCATGCGGCTGCAAAGCTACTACCCTTGGCCATTTTCTCTTTGATATATCGATCGGTCATTACTGGACGTAACTGTCCGACAATGGTCTCGGGGCCCATGTTCAATGCACGAATCGCACTTGGATACAAGGAGTTAATGTCGATAGAGCCTACATACTCGTGAATGCCTTTGCGTGGATACGCAACATAAGCACCCGCGGCCTGTGTGTCCTCGTCGCTGTAACGTTCCTTGCGATTAGGCACTACCATACCACGTTCGTGGGCTTCGTTGATAATAGCCTGCTCGGTCACAGCCACAGCACCCATTGTGGTTTGGAGTAATACAGTATTTTCATGCGCCAGTGTATTTGCTAGATCCAAAAACTTTAACTTCTTATCTAACTTGGCAACAATCATGGTGTCTTGACGGTTGTACTCAATAAACCGTTTGAAGTTTTGATTATACAGTTGATCCAGGGTACCTTCGAATACTGTTTTAGTTTCGCCTAGCTCGTATTCAGCAATGGCATCCAAACTATAACTATGACGTTCTTCGTATGTGTACTTGCGATACAGTTGCATATAATCCATGTGTACCCGACCGATCAAGTCATAGGTGTGACTAGTTGCCCCGAATCGTTCAAATTCTCTGGGCTTGGGGTATTGGTTCCATAAACAGAATCTGCGAGTATCATCTTTACTTAAGATACGAGTAACACGATTAACAGTATATGGAATATCATAGCCTTCGCTGTTCCATCCCGTTAGCACATCAGCATCTTCGAGTAAGTCTAGAAATGTTTTTAGCAAATCCCCTTCGGTATCAAACACAATGCAATTTTCAAATTCAGCGGCAATTTCTTGGGCTGTTTCTTTACTCATGTGTTTAGGAGGAACAACCAAGGTAACCATTTGCTCTAGCCATTGTAAGTAAACACTAATGGCTGTAATAGCATTAAATGGATCTTCCGGACGACTAAAACCACGCTCGGGATCAAAGTCTACCTCAATGTCAAAAAACGCTACATTAAGTCGAGGACCATCTTGCCCTTTGTAGTTTTCTTCAAGGCAACGGAATAACGGATTAATATCCGACTCGAATAGTTTCTTACCTGATTGTATTCTAAGTTCTTTGCGGAACTCTTTGTTATTGCGCGAACTAAATCTCGACACAGGTGTTCCAAAGATACTTTGGAATTTGCCTCGTTGGTCTTCGTAATAAAATACAAAATTCGCAGGGTATTCTTGATAGCATCGACGACCGTCTCTGCGTTCGACTACATGGATGCGATCGTGCTCTCTGTCAAACAACGCATCAATATACGACATTGGGATTTTCCTTGCAGTTATCAAAATGCCATCTCTTGGCATTAGTAGATCCTTTACCTGCTATAGAGCAGTGAGGGCAGGTCCATTCTTTACATGAAGAATGAGAGCCATCAAGCAGTTGTTTTTGTTGCACTTTACCGCCTAATAAATGATGGCTTCCATTTTTTACTCTACAAATATTTCGTGTTCTGGCGGCTTTGCTATCTAAAAAATTATGAGTGCCATCTTTAAGTCGCTGTTGTTGAACAGCTTTTGAAATAGTGCCATCTAAGAAATTATGACTTCCGTCGGCTACTCGTCTATTTGAAGATTTTTTTTGCACCGCGCCGCCAACAAAAGGATGGGTTCCGTTTTTAACCATTTGAAGGTTATTAGCTGTTGCTATAGCAGATAATTCTGCTGGCGACATTTTCATCTTAGCTCCAATTTTTAAACAAGCAGCCAAGTCTCCTTGTGCTTTATGGATATCATAATGTTGTTGGATTGTAAGAGCTACAAGATTGTTAATGTTGTTATTAGTTCGATCACCGTCGATATGATGTATTTCATATCGACGTCCATCCTTTTCTTTTGGAATAGGGCCGTTGTAAGACTCCCAAATTTTTCTATAACTCAAATTCTTCTCCTTGTGGCTTATGGCCCACTGACCTTGATTCATGCTCGTAATGTGAGCGATTCGTATTACTACTTATAGTGTTTTGCCGACTGTGACTAAAATTTGTTCGAGCAGTTCGTGATCCTGTTGCTCACGTCCAAATTCAGATTTGTGTGCGAGCTTAATAGCTTTCTTGAGAATGTTGGGTTTGATTTCTAATTCTTCAGCAACGGCTTTAATAGTATCATTGAGGCCACCGGAAAGAGTTTCGATCTCCATGGTGACCTGCATCCCCTCATTTATGATCTGAGTAAGTTTTTTGGTTTGGTCGGCTGTGAATACTCTTGATGTCATGTGATTCTCCTGTGTGTTAGTCTAGTAATTATACAGGCAACTGTGACAAAAAGCAAGACCATTTAGGTAAAGCTCACTTAGTAGTCCACGGTAGCGAATCGCTTTCTACGGGCAGCAGCCGCCCATTCACTGTTTGGTAACTAGTACCGGTCCTAAGGTGAATTTCTTCTTTTCTTTGATTCTTTTGACGAAACTGGAACAAACTCCCAATGGGACATGGGCTGTGATTTATCAACTAATGCATATTGATTGCTAGGTATTCTAAGACTGTTACCACATTTATCAGTTACACTAACAGTGCCTCTTCCGCCGTGATTTAATTCTTTAATTTTTTCTGGAGTCCAAAATGTATTCCTCCATGCTGTAAATTTTTCCACTCTATCTGGATTCTCTTGTAAATATTTTTTCATTCCAGCAGAAGTTTTGTCTCGGACGGCTTTTCTTTTTTGTGGATTCGAATCGCCTGCTAAATTCCACCCACCACCAACTTCCGGAATTAAATTTGCCCATTCCTTACTAGCAACCACATCCCATAAACTACTATAATGCTTCCCCCAATGTGCAACTTCGCTGTTACTTGCACACTCTTTAACAATTTCAGTTGTGTAAAATTTCCCGTGTTTTTTAAGATGATTTGTCCAGTGGTCGCCAGATCCGGGGTATGCATGCGGATCTTTACATCGAGTCTGACCTAAGTATTTTAGACCAGTGACGGTATGAGTTTTAACATATAGATAGTAAGTAATCATACTTTTATTTATCTTTAATGTTAAAATTGTCCTAAGGGTATTCTATACCGGTGCGTAAGGAAGGACTGGCCCGTCCTCTTCACCGTTTTGTTCTGGGTACACTGGGTAGTTGTTCATATGCTTACTTACCATCCACATGTAGTTGGCTACCATTATTGAAGCTGGGGCTAAATGGACTTTGGGCAACACGGCCGCCTTTGCTTTGACTCCAGGCATAGCCAGCGCGATGACCTGAACAGTCTTTGGTACAAGGACTGCCTAAGAAGCTGAGTTCAGTGAGATCATCTTTAAGGAATGTGTCAGCAAATGCTCGGCATAGTGCTTGTATTTTTGGATTACGAGTGAATTGTGTATGGAATGTTTTTCTTGAAGGTTCTTGTGTAGGATCTTTATATCCACAATAGACTTTATGTATACCGTGTAGTTCAATTAACTCTTGGCAGTTATCTCCGGCACGTTCTTCCATTGGATGACAGCAAGGACTTAGGGTTGTAACGATTATACTACCAGGCGGAACTGGCCCAAATCTAGCAGTATAACTATCTATAGCGGCACGTTCAGCATGAACACGACGACTATCTCGAGTAGGATAGTTTATACCTACTACACAATTATTCATAGGATCAAGTACGGCGGCAGCAACCATGCCAAGATCTTGATTTTTTTGCTGACCTCGAATAACCAGCTCGCACAGACGAGTTAGAATTTCGTCTAACTTATCGTGATTGCGTATTTCAAAGTCTGATGCTCGCATTAGGCACCAAGTATTTGTGCTACTTCTCTGACCCAGATACTAACATCACTGGTGCCAATCTCGTCAACATCGCCACGAGCTTTGCTCCAGTCGTAGCCTGCACGGTGTCCTGAGCAGTCTTTGGTACACGGTGAACCCAAAAAGCTAAGTTCGTCTAGTTGTTCATTGCCGCGATATTTTTTAACCCAGGTAAAACGTGTTGAATCTGGAATCCATTTTACTAATCCGCTGGGTCCGGATTTCTTACCAGGTTCTATATTGATCAGCAGCCATCCTGATTCATCGCTAAACCCTACCTGGTCTGCATGTTTGATCAACTGAACCACTTGTCCAGTTTTTTCTAGTTTGCCCAGGGTAATATCAGGCAGGAACTCTTCAGCTCTCATTAGGCACCAAGTATCTGTCGAACTTGAGCAACATAAGCACTAACATCACTGGTGCCAATCTCGTCAACATCGCCGACATTGTAAGCAACTTCTTCTGCGGCCTGCATAATTTTAGCTGGACCAAATTTCAACAATAAGTCTTTGTGTGCAACCATGATACGACGGATAATAGCTTGCTCAACGCCACTGTCATCATTACTTTCACCAAGTTCCATTTCTTTCTTTTGCTGAGCACGACGCTTCTGATAGTCAGTCATCTTGCTCGGACGTTGTTTAGCTACAGGTTTACCTGCATCAATATCACGCTCACGCTGGCGACGCTTGGAGTAATCTGTTTCAGCTTCCGCTACACCTTGCTTCATACAATGCTTTAATTCTGCTAATGCTTCTTCATATGAATCATACCCAGCCAAATCTTTATCACTGGCATAATGTTTCATATACCACTGACCATTACCGGGACTTGACTCTCTATCAATACCAACTTCACCCACTGGCTCACCATTCTTCTTAAAGATTTTGCGTTGTTGGTCTGCATGACCTTCCGCCACACCTTGCTGTTTAGGTTTAACAATTTTATATGTTTTTTTATCAATCTTAGCACCAGTCATATCTTCACCTTCTGCATGTCGACGATCCATTTCTCTTTGTGCTGAATCTAAATTATATTCGTGTGCTTTTTGTTGCGGGGTTAATTTGCCAAAGCCCTCCGCCACACCTTGCCGAGGAATCAATAATTCAGGCATGCGATACGCACTAACATCCACTGGATACGGCTGTAGTGATGCTTTATACAATTCGGCATACTGTTGTTTTTCTTCGGGTGTTTTGGCTCTGTAAAACTTGTTGGCAATGGCCATGTCGCCTACTAAAGTTCCCGGGGGAATTGAAATCTTTTTTGGACCGTAGTATTTTAATTTGTCAGAATCTTTGTTGGTCAAACTGTAAAAAGTTGATTCCCATTTGTCTGGATGCAAGGCATATTGTGCAGTTGCTCTTTCAGGAACAAACTCGGCCAGTGAGTCTGCGCCAGGATGAAATTTACCTAACTTGGACAAACTTATTGCAGTATCATTGTTTTCGCTTTCCGCCACACCTTGTTTTTTGGCTGTGTTCATGAGCACATGAAACTGAAACAGGGCATTGGGATCAACTCGAATGTATCCTTGTTCGCTGTCATCGTCCATATCGGCATTTTTGAGTATTTGTATGGCCAATTCTGCCGCACGAGATCGTAGATCTACCGGCTGAGCAGATTCAATCAAATCCATCATTTCGCGTAGTGTTTTCATAGTATATTATTTATCACTTTTTAGCCAGGTTGACCGTAAAATCCGTTTCAAGTATAATAGTTGTATAGTTAAATTTTTGGAGGTAACATGAGTAAATCCTTGGTGTTAATGCGTGATGTAATTTGCCAATATCACCCTGAGTTTGTGCAGAATTGTGCCCTTCAAAAGTTTGCATTAGACATGCCTAAACGATTTAATATAGAGCATTTGATTGAGGAAACTCTGGCCCATGTCGGACGGCTAAAATTTGTCGATGCCGAAGGATATGATTTTTTACCAGATTATTCTGATAGCAAGACTGTCACTGTAAATTCCAACACTCGCGTGGCTGAAATTAACAGCGTTGAAAATAAGATTGGTGCAATACGAATCACTGCTTATAATCCTTTTAAAGATGGTGTAGATTTTTTCTTTGTGCCAAAATCAGATTTATCATACGTCAAGGAACCGTGTTATGGATTAAATCAGTCTTTTAAAGAGCGTATCAAATTCACATACAGTAAAAAAAGCGACAATTATGGATGGTTTGAAGACTACCGTGTTGAGTCTTTTAAACGACTTGCAATTGCAAGATAATTTCAATATCAAAGGACTCGCATGGGATTTGTAGTTTACTGTATAGACGGTGGCGAATTGATGCGTTACTATGACACCGAGTCAAAGGCACAAGCACAGGTTACTGGGCACAATCGCAAGGCAATCATTGCAACCCTTAAAGGTGACGAGTATGCCAGAGAATGGAAATGTTGTTCTTGGGCAGACTTTGAACAAGTGTTTAACGCAGAGTATCAAGCACACAAGTGGTATTACCTAAATAGGTCTAGTCACTAATGAACTTTACAATTACTCGACTAGATCGTAGACATGCTCATTG